TATTTTATTTAATTTGTGGACTCCATATTATGTCCATTCACCTTAACTATAATTTATTCTGTCCATTCCGCCCATATTTCTATGTCTGCTAACGTATCTATTGTTGTTATCGTACTTGTTAAACCAACATTGTCATGCCATGCTACAAATGTAAAACTATCTTTTGTTGGGTCTAACAGTGTAATATCTAAATCAGCTACTACAAAGGTTTCTGGGTTTCCTACGTTATTTGTGCCACCATCCAAATTATAAGTTATAGATTGGGGAACTACTCCGTTACTGTTTGTAAATAGATACCTTTATTTTTATTAGTAATTACGAAGAAATCATAATACAATCTGTAATCAATTTCATCTGCATCCATACCAGGATATGTTCCTCTTGCGAAGAAATATGATGGGTTATGCTTAACTACTGATAATACTGAACGAGGTTGAACTAAAATGAATTGAACATCTGCTCCTAAACGTCCTGCTGGAACTTGAACAATTCTAACTCCATTGAAGAAAACTACTCTATTATCGATTTCTCCATTTACACCTGTTCCATATGATACATAACGGCTTACTGTTGATGCAGTTTGTAAGAAAGTTTTAACCTCTGGTTTCATATAAAGGATTGCGCCTTCAACTGGAACTTCATTATCAGCAAATGTTTGTAATGCTGCTTCTAATTGTGCTACTACATTTGCTGCTGTTGATGTCAATTCCACAGTTGTTCCTGTTCCTGTTACCATAGCTGCAAATCTATATGTGTCAATTGCTGGGACTACAATTTGTCTAATATATTCATTAGCAAATGAGATAATACCTGTTCCTGATTCAGCACCTTCACCTGCTGATTCTTCTTCATCCATCGCATCTAATAACAATTTATTACCTTTATCTTGTGATAAGGTGTAAGTTGTCCATGCTTTCGTTACATCCATTGCTGTGAATCCTGCACTCTTACTATATGTGCCTAATGCTGCTGCACCAAATGATAACGTTGGAAGTTTTACTACGTTTGCTCCTAAAAACTGAACTTTAGGTGCTTCTAAATCGGCCGTTAAACTTGCTGCCTTATAGACTGCGTTTAAATTGGCTGGATCTGCTAAATATTTTGCTACTAATGCTATTGTGTTTCCCATGATTTAATTCTCCTTATTTTTTTATAGTTTTCCTATTTTTTTATAGTTTTCTTAATTTTTCTTGCATCTCTTTGCTCGTAACTTCAACCTTGCTTGATGATCCACCAATCACGATTTTGTTATTTACTTTTGTTAAGTTTAAACTCTCAAATACCTCTTTAGCAGAATCTTCGATATTCTTATCTACTGTTACTCCTGCTTTTACCAATGTTTTAAAATGGTCTTTGAAAGTTTCAGGAACATCATATTTACTTAATATCAATGTTTCCTTTGTTAATTCATTCTCTGCTACTACTACTGTGTGCTTCGCTTCCAACTCTGTATACTTCGTTTGTATACCTTCGAGTTCAGTTATCTTTACCAATTTATCTTTAGCTTCCTGAACGTTAGCAACTCCGATGTCTTTAAGTATGCTTCCTTTCGCTGTGCTTGATAGGGATTGTGTATATTTATCGAACTCTTCCTCTGTTGCAAATGCTTTATACGGAGTGACAGGTGTTTGCGTATTTTCATTAACAACTGGTGGCGTTTCTACTGTTGGTGTTTCTACTGGTGGCACTACATCGCCATCGGCAAATAATTGAATATCTAATTTGTTCATTTGTAATCTCCTTTGATAGTTTTCTGACTTGTCGGTCTTTTTTGTGATAGTTTTGAGTGTCTTAATCAGGACACATTATTTATCGAAAGGAATATTGTTTCCCCACCGTAAGTAATCTTCATAAACTCTTTTTGTGTCTTATCATCAAATATAACTTCTTTCGTTCCTTTCAGATACATCATCTTTACTATGTTATTCATCTCCTGTGCTATTTGTTTAAATAACTCTGTATCATCTATGGTTAAATCATTTGGAAGCGGTAGAGAGCCTATTTTAGCATACTGCTTTGTTTTGCGTATGTTGCGAATAAAGTATCTTCCCTTCGAATTAGCTTGAAGCATTTTATCAAAGTATGATGCAAAACCATAGTATTGATAATATGAGCCATTCCAAAATCTTATGAATAAATCTTTCTCATCCTTACCTATTGCAGATATAAACGAGCTTGACACCCATTGTAAATCCCATTCAGCAAGTTTTTGCTTTTGTGCTGCACTTGGATTTATTCTTCTCGGCATACCTTCACGATTAGAAATGTTCTTATCATATAATAATATACTGCCATCATCTCTTACTTCGCCTATGCTTGTAGTTCTCAACCTAATTCATCGCCTATAAGTGGTGTGCCTTGTTCTATCTTGATATTCTTTAATATCTCATCTTTCTCTTCTTGAGTATATTTTGAATATCTTAAAGCGTGTTCTACTGCTCTTCTATTATCGTATACGCCACCATTTAAAGCCTTGACTGCATCATCAACTCTTTCGTTAAACGTTTGATTGTTATATACAGGAAACTCTATCATATACTTATAATCAAATGTATCATCTATTTGATACATAATTGTGTCATCATCTTGTTTAGTTTGTTTTGCGTTTTCTAATGAATTGAATATCATTCCCACTCTATACGTTGTCTGTAAGAACTTATCCCATAGTTTAATCTTATTTGATCTAACTATAATTGTAGAACGTTCTTTAATTTCTAAACTTACCCCACTAGCATTTGCTGAATTGGCTTCCAAGTTTGCTGATGTATATGATATACCTATCTTTAACCAACAATTTTTTACTTCTTCTTTAATTGAAGCGTCATATTGTTGTAGCTTTAATTCAGGTAAATCACGTTCTGGTTTATTTAGATTAGTTGTTGATTCATCTCCACGTGTAATTATTGTATCAAGCTCAAACTCTTTAGGTATAATCTCTTTACTTTCATCATCCTTTTTAAGAAATCTATCAGACATCGTAATCATTGGTCTTGCTCTACGAATGTATAGATTCTTTTGTGAATACAATTCATCAATCATATGGAAAGTATCTGTAAGTCCTTCAAAATCGCTTCCACCGTATTCTGTTCCGCTAAAGTATGTTGTAGTTGTTCTATTCTTCTTGAACGTTGCTAACATAACAGGAATAGGTGTTACACCATCTGACGTAATAATAATATCTTTATAACCTTCTTTTAATTCTTCTAACGTGTCTACTGGAACTTGCTTCTTTAAATTACCTGCACTATCACATTCCCATAACTCATATTTAATATAGCCTTTGCCATAATGTGATTTGAGTAAATACTTTTTCTTATCTTGAACATAACTATCTTCAAATATGATTTCTTGTATTCTTCCAAGTATTGAACTTAACTTAAATCGTTCAGCTGGGTATGGAATGAATATCGCATAATCAGATGCTTCTTTATTGAAAACTATCTTATATGCTAAGCTACCTGAATACGTTTCTAACATGACTGATGTTTGATATATCTCATCCATATCATTATCATCTAACGTATCTTGAAGTATTTGTGTGATTTCTTTAGATTTATTTTCATCTTCTTCTGTTTTCTTTTCATCACTATATACTACTACATTGATGTCCAATTTTTCTGCAAATATCAATGACTTCATAAAGTTCATTATAATATCTGCTGTTGGGAAATGTAATTTAGGCACATTGTTTATACCTCTTACCCATTCCCAGAACAGTTGTCTTGATGTGGAATCATATTCTCCAGGAACTATATTGTATGTTCCATAGAACTTCAATAGATCAATAGGGTTACCACCTGCCCACACTTCATATTCCTTTTGCTTAAAAAGAAGATATTTAGGAAGCATAATTTCCTTACCAGGCACTTCGTATTTAAACACATTTAGTGCTTGATTAAGTTTAATGTCTATTTTCTTATCCATATAATTACCAAACCATCCCATCTGTTAATCTCCTTTGTATAACGATAACTCGTATCTATAAGCCGATATAGCGTATTCAACCAAGTCAATGTTATCTATCATTGTTCCTTCTGTCGGTACATCATATCTAACATATTTACCTTTTATAGATTGTTTAGCATCATATTGTGCTTTCTTATAACTTTCTATTGTTGCCTTACAAATATCATAAAAACGCAATCGCCCTGTATATAATAAATTAAGTCCTGTTTTAATTCTATCATTTATCTCATCTTTGATTGCGTGTCTTAAATCGTGGTGCATACCATGTTTATATTTAACTCTCTCATACTCACGCATAAAAGTTAAATCTAAATCACTATATACATCTCGTGGTGCTTTTTGCATAATCTCTTTAGCACTCTTGATAAACTCTATATAGTCGATTACATAGTCTAACGGCATTTTAACTGCGAAACCTACTAAACCTTTATTGCGATGATTGTAATCTTTTATAACATCTATATGCTTCCAACCACGTGTTATACCTATCACACCGAAACCAGTTGCACTTGCGTTCTCTCCTGGATCAGCTACTATTACATAACTTACATAATCACTTGCATTGAAACTATCATATGGAATGATGTTATAATCTCTAACTCTATATATCAATCCTTCGGCTGATACTCTCATACCCATTATATCTCTTTGATATTCTATGCTGTCTGGATCATACTCTGCTTTTATCTCATCTATTCTTGCTTGTGTCATAACAGGGTTATCTTCCATTAACTTATCTATATAGTTTAATGTGCCTGCTTTTTCCCATCTGTCTATCTGTTTATATACATCATGATTTGGATCAGTTGGATTCATATCTATAAAGTGATACCGATGTTGTGATAACATAGTTCGCTTTAATAATTCATTACGTGTGTTCTTGTGTAGTAACTCCCATTGAGTCGCTATAACCATACCGATTGAGAATCCTTTATATGGCTCATGTGAACTTGTAGCGTTACCTCCTACTGCTAATACATACTTGATAGGATGTCCACTCTTATGCTTAGGTAGTATAATTAAACAATCTATGTTATCATACTTGCCTTCGAATACTCGCTGTCTGAATTTTACTTTCTCATTATCTATTAACTCTGTGCGTTCTTGCCAATCTGGGTAGTGCTTAATACCTAATCCATCACCTTCAAATAAAATAGTCTTTGCTGATGATTGAACATAACCTACTGCTAAATGTACTATATCTTTACTCTCATCAACTTCTCCACAGTACATAATTATATTATCGGTTGTCTTGGCACTTCTAACTGGACCATGTGATACATTGAATGTTTTTAAGTTTTTGATATATGCCATTGTTTTATCATTAGGTTTTTTAAACTTATTAACAAACGAGTTATTGCTATATATCTTTTTCATGCAGAACATCCTTAAAAGTCGGTGCTATATTATCATTTGTTTCTAAACTAACTTCTGCTTTATGTTTCCATGTGTCAGTCATATTAGTTAGTATAAAGAATTGAGATACTTTATCAGGTGCAATGGTTTTATTTACTATACGGCGTTCCTTTAAATTACCTTCGCCATCATAGACTTTAGTTTCAATAAGTTCTTTAGCATTGCCCCATGCTAAATCATACATTGCGTTCTCGGTTTTTTTAACTATGCCATCTACGGTTTTTTTATATACCGCCGAAAATTCTTCTACTTCATTTTTATGTTTTCTTAACGTGCTATCTGCTATACCTAACATCTTTGCTATACGCTCTAAAGGTATACCACTCATATTTAAGATTTGTATTTCTTTCAAATACGGCTCTATGTTAGTTATATATTTATTTGGTCGTGCCACATTCAACACCTCATTTCATTTTCACATGTATGCCTTATAGCTAATTATAACCGAAATGCCTGCAAATATGCAACCACATAAAAACTGCGTTCTTATTTATAATTTTTATACGGATACATGGTTCGTAGGGTTTAAGGCCTTTTTACTAGAACTATTTCCATACCTAGGTATAGTCACGAAGTTATAACAAAAACCCCCTAAACTATACAAACCATACGCAAAAAAGGAGGTATTTAGAAGAGTGATGCAGGGTTGGTTTTTGGTAAATATGGGGTATTATATATATATATATATATATAATAAAAAAATAGCTCGCATAGTTCGCATAGTTTAGAGGCGTTTTTAGCAAACTATTTTGAAAAGGGGGTAAAAAACACGTTATGTAAACCATTTAGAAGATAGATAATTGTGGATATAAGCCATTTATTCTACGATTCGCTATCTCGCAATACTCTTTTGATATCTCAAATCCTATAAATTTTCTATCATTTACGATAGCCATTTTAGCAGTTGTTCCACTTCCCATGAAAATATCTAATACAATATCACCTTTATTACTCCATGATATAATGTGGTCTTCAACAAGTTTTTCTGGAAATATTGCTGGGTGTTGATATGATTCTTTATTAATTGTTGATTTTCCATACCCTGTGTTATATCTCCAAATATTGTTTCTAATTCCATATTGTTTAACTTGTTTTTCCAAACCTAATCTATCAGCAGATCGTTTTTTAGTAGTTCCATCAGTTTGTCTGTCAGTTCCACTAATTACTTTATTGCCAAATTGAGCATTTTTCTTATCAGCTATTAAGTTAGTAGTTTTAGGCTTCCCTTTTGATAATACAAACATAAACTCAAACGATGGATAATAACGATTAACCTCTGGAAATGCCATACCGTTTTTTTCATATATCATTGTGTCATGTAAATTGAACCCACACTCTATGAAATATAATGCTTGCCGAAATGATGTTCCCGTTTCACTTCCATTGATTGTTGAATCATTTACTATCCAAACAATTACACCGCCATTTTTTGTTACTCGATACAGCTCTTTTGCTATGTTTTCAAAATCGAATGAATAGCCATTGTAATTTCTTAAGTTATCATAAGGTGGTGAAGTAACAGTTAAATCTATATAATTATCTTGTAATGAATGCAACCCATCAAGGCAATCCATATTATGTATTTTATTTAATTCCATTTGCCACCTCCATAAACTCCTCTAACGAATAACACACCTCAGCAGTAAACCCACGATCACGTAAAATACGTATAAATTCGAGCTGTTCAGTCGTTGGTTTTCTCGGATGAATCTTGGTTTCTATGTAAAATGCTATGCCTGTATCGGTTAAAATTGTTAAGTCAGGCCAGCCCTTTGGCACGCCAGTATTGAAATATGAACCGTCAGACATACGGATTTTAGCCACGTTAATATGGAAGCATAACCAGTTACGAGTGCCACACTCGATACGGATTTCGTTCGATAAGCGGTGTTCTGGGGTCATGGTTTTGCTCCTTTCACGCTCCGAAGTCAAATATATCGAACATGACTACCTCCGCTTTTATACGAGCTTCAGCAATATCGATATACTGTTGTTCTAACTCACACCCTATGTAAGATATTTTTTCAGATTTACAAGCGACTGCCGTTGTGCCAGAACCCATGAATGGATCAAGGCATATACCACCTTTAGGAGTTACTAATCTGACTAAATATTGCATGAGGTCGATAGGTTTAACAGTGCTATGAATGTTGCGACTTTCTTTTTCTTTTATTTTCAACTGCAACTTTAATGGAACATGATTTACACCAACCGCTAACTCCGTCTTTTCGCTTATAGTAATTGTCAATATGTTTCCATTCTTT